CAGGTAGTGCTCCAGGTTTAAATATCGCACCTTTTGGAACGGGAGCGATAGATGATGGAGGTATACCATCTTTAGATAGTGGTGTAGGTAATGGTTCACCTACCGTATGTGATTTAGCGTCTAACGCCATCAGAATTCTCCTAATGGTTGAAAATAATATGTTAATCCATTTAATGTAAACGCAGTGTTGTCACTCTTAGTTATATCAAAGCTTATTTCTGTCGTCATTAATTCTACTGGTATCATTGGTCCCGGACGCGTGTCATTAGTTAATGATACTGCTGTCGTTTTTTCTGATGGTGTTCTAGCATCCCACCTATGCTGTACGTTTGCTGTACCCGTAAACAAAGCATCCATACCATAAATCTTCTTCCATCTACCCTGTGCGCCTAAGGATTGATAAGCGCTCTGTATCTGCACATTTATATCTGATGTAAAAGTATCATATGTATCATCTATAGTTTTGTCTGGATTGAATGAGTATATAAAAGAACCATCATCAGTAGTAATTTTGCAGAAGCAGAACTCTCTAAAGGATATCATATCTTCTACAGTAAATCCTGTTGGAAGCGTGTACTGAGACCACGCTTGTAATTGAGTACTAGGAGAAGCGCTCAAAACGAACATCTCGTCTTTTATAGCACATATATATTGATTTAACGCGGCCCAATGTACTGCTACAGGTTCATTAGCGATTGCATCTGCTGCTAACTTAGGACCTACCACGCTTGAAATCTGTGAACCTATATCTCCCGTATCCATACGATCTGTATACAGTAGTTGTCCAGCAGCGAAGAATCCACCATCATTAAGAAATACAGTATCCTGTCCAATAGCTGCTTGACTATCCGTAAAGGTGATGTATGCGTTATCAATAACCGTTTCTAATGATATCTGTGTAGGATCTGGATCCGTCTTCCACAACTGTATATTATTAGTCATGAAGGCTAAAAGATCACCGCGGTAAGTACCTACGGCAACGATGTCATCATCGTCACCAGATTCTAAGCCAACAGGTAAGCCTAATGCTCCACTGGCGTCATCAGGCGTAGTCCAATCTGTAGGATCTTCCGTAGCAGAGTACTTCACATAAGCTTGTCCGGTAGCGTTAGTACCAATAGCAAATACCTTAGACGACGATATTGCTATTGACTTGGTATTTGGACAGTTGACATCAGATATTGGCGCATGTGAACCTGTTTTTAGTTCAGTCAAAGTACCGAAAAAGTGTCTTATCGTGCTAGAAGCATATTCTACCACAACATACAATTTTCTATTAAAACTGCTAATATGCCACACTCTGACTATGGTATCTGTTGCATCATCTGGGTTTTCACAAACTAGCACTTCGAGTGTAGCGTTTATTGGCGGGTTTATACCATATCCAAACAATGCTGGTGGAGCAACGAATCCTGTCGTATGTGTCACTGTGACTAACTTTCTGTCGTGTATATAAAGACCTTTAAACGTACTAGCCAAAGCTGTGGTATTGTGTAGGTTTTCTAATCCCGGACGTTTTTTAACAGCATAACCAGTAGTTACATATGCATTTTTACATTCTTGTAAAGAACGCAGATCAGAAACCTCTTGAGATTTCCTCCTATCTAATCCAGTTCTAAAGTCTTCGAATGTAACAGATGCCATTACCTTACCTTTGTTGCTAAAATCTTGTCTAACATCGCTTCTATTGACTGCAATCTATACAGCATAACATCTAAATTCTTCACAGATTCTGCTACCTTCTCTTGGTCCCCTGTGAGTTTCTTTAGGTTGTGTATCTCGATACCGCATTGCTTAGCTTCGGCCTCTAGAGCAGGTATAGCGCGTCCCTGGATGCCTGCTAGACGCTCTACCTCAGCAGAGAGTCCAGAAGCCCACCAGATTGCACCACATGTCTGTATTACAAGGAAGATTATTGCACTAAAGAACTTAGCATCTATATTCATTTTCGTTTTTTCTTCGCTCTCTCAAGCGGACCTGGTAATAGCCAACCGAGCACCATTGGCACGATTATCACCAATATTAACAACCAACCCCCCATACCAACGAGATCACCTAAAAGTGTCCAGAAGTTATCTGGGGCACAACTAGTCATGTCCTGCCCCCTCTGCGAAGTCATAGGTTGGGATATTGTCTGATCCGCAACCACACTCGTCACAGAGGCACCGACCGTAGAGGCCAGAAGCACAGGAGCAGTCCCCGAAGTCGCAATCGATGCAATCGCACCCGGAACTAGAGCTCCCGCTCCCACCAAGCTTGCTTTCTTTAGACTTGTACATCCGCCGATCCAAAGAGTAGGGAGTAGACAATAGTAGCGGCGATTAGAACTGCCACTACTGCTATTACAGGGTTTTCTTTTATCCAAGTTTTTAATATATTCATTAAGTTTCCTCAAGTGTGAATGTTTATCGTTCACGTCTATGGCCTAGATTGTCTATCTTCACTGTGAGAGATTTCAGCATATCCTTTATCTCCCCAAATTGTTCAGAGTTTCTAGCATCTGACCTATCCATACGTTCAACCAGACTTTTTAGCTCAAGTTGGTTACGAATGGTATCTTGTTCAATTCCAGTAACATAAGTAAAGAACCCAACCGCAATAGCGAGAGTGCCTAGCAGGTGAGAAACACTGAGACTCTTCGACATGTGCCATCCGCCATTCCCCCGTCGATCTAATCCAGTGTGTTCAGCCATTAGTTTGCTATTTTTTGTGATTTATTATTTGTTTCAACCTCAGGCATTTTAGCGGGTAAACTCTCTACTTCCAAGGTTCGCAAATAATCTCTAGCGGACCAGAAAATACAGGTTTTGTCTATGCTCTGATTGTGCAGTAGAACGGTACTTGTTGGATTGTTTTTATTCTCTGTAATGTACATTTGTATATTTAATCCAGAAATCGCACTGATATCCATAGCATGGACAGGTTTCTCGTTATAACCATCAAGTAGTTCCTTCATAAGCAACTCAGGACCGCCTTTACTACATAGAACGTTAACCGATACAACAGTCTGATATATCTTTGGTTTCTCTGCCTGTGTAGACAAAGAAAATGCTAACAAAATTGCTCCCAATAAGGTTTTCATTAGATTCCAAATGCTGCTGAGATTTCTGCTTCAGACAGTCCTAGTGCCGTCAGTTTAGACTTAGCACTGACCTTGTTTTCAGTAAGTGCAACCTGCTCTGCTGTGGGTTCTGGGGCAGGTGGTTCAACAAACGTGAACACATTACCGTCCCATGAACCACCGATACGAGTACTTTCTGTTGCTGCAATCAGTTCAGAATCAGCCACAGAAAACTCTGTAACGCCATCCCATACCACTACATTCTCTACAACACCATTTTTTACTACCGCATAATTAGCCATTTGTTTCTCCTATAATTCAAAGGCGTCATTTAAGCATCTACTGTACTTTCCCTAAGTAGCGCCTAACTTAGTGAAATTAACGTAGGTATAGTTTATATTTGCGTCACCTTGAAAAACTACATCAAAATCGGATGAGCCACTAACCGTCCACACCCTAAACAGGTGCGTTGTTGTGTTTTCGACATCAAATATACATGAGACAGTTCCTGAACAATACTCACCATTATGAACAGGCATTGCACCTTGAGAACGAGATGTCCATGCACCACCAGTATCTATGGATGTTTGTAATGTTACAAGTTCCCACGGAGCCGTTGTGCTGATAGTCATACTACAGTAAAGGTCACATTTCCAAATTCCAGTAGCCCCGAACGTAAAAACACCTGACGCCTCACTACCTGTGCTACCAATACTTGCATAGCCCTCAGTATCATCCAATGACCAAACAACACTATTCCCCAACACTGTTCCCGTTGTACCAGATGTCGTGTAGTCAGATTCCATTCGCCATGTGTAAGCGCCAGCCAATCCAGCAGCAGGAGGAGCAACCCATGCTAGATTCCCAGAACCATCTGTCTTTAGGTGATCGTTAGCAGAACCATCTGTGCCTGATAGAACATAATCTACACTAGATGTCGCGTTTTCTACTGAGAATGTTGCGCTTGCTGCTGATGTTGCTAAATCTGCAATTACTTTACCCATTATTTATATCCCAAAAACTGTTTTAACTTCTTCTGTTGTTAGGCCAAGAGCCTCTAGTTTAGATTTTGCTGATACTAACCTGTTAGCTTTTTCAGTAGCGATTGCACCAGCTATTTGTTGTGCCTCAATCCACGCAAC